CTGCTCGCGGCTGTCGCTAGTCGCGGTGAAGACGCGGTTTTGATAGTAGGTTTCCGTTACGGATACGGGAGCGATTGCCAGCACTACATATTTAGTCTCAGTGCCGCGAGCGTATAGCTCAATCTCTTGGTAGCCAGCCATGTGATACTCCACATAGTTGCTAGCAGTCTCGCCGCCCTCGCGCCATGTTCGCTCTTCGCCAGTGCTGATCGTGCCGATCTTGCGGTACTTGCGCCGCTCGTTGCCGTAACCATATTCGATAGTCTTAGTCATTTGATTGCCCTCCTACAGGCGTTGTCTCAGTTGACGCCCCCAAAGTTACAGCATTATTTGGGGAACGTCAACACTTTTGTTTAGGCTGCTTCTGCCTTATTTTCTGGGGTTTGCAGGTCATCCAGTAAGTCGGATGCCTGCTGGGCCAGCTTCGCCGCCTTGTAGATCGCTCGCTTGTCATTCTGGAGCGCCTTGAGCCAAGACTTGATGTACTGAGCGTGATCCTTACGGGGCAGGTTCTCAATGCCCAGATCAGCGCAGAGAAACGTGGCGGTCAACTCAGCAACCAACTCTTCAAAGGCGTAGCTTTCTGAACCAAAGCCACCTGACAAGTCGCGCTCGCATCGTGACTTGTGACCAGTCCAGTGGCCCAACTCATGAAGCGCAGTCCCGTAGTATGCCTGAGTAGATTTGAAAGCCTCTACCGGGGGAAGCTGGATGTGGTCAAGCGCAGGGCTGTAGCAAGCGCGGTCACCGCCGTGTTGGATGTGAGCGCCAGTGTTACCGATAAACTCTTCGGCGTTGGCGAGTCGCTCTGCCAGCGCGAGAGGCTCTGCCTCTACCTGCGCCTCGACGCCATCTACTTGCTCGGCGTTGAAGACCCACCACAGTCTGCTAAAGGGGATGGTCTTGATCTTGCCAGTCTTCTCATCTTTCTCTTCGATGAAGTTAAACAGGATGATCGGCGTACCCTTCTCCCCCTTGCGTACCTGACCGCCCTCTTTCTTCCAAGCGTTATAAGTACCCCAGCGGCTATCGCAATAGGGCTGAGTCATCAGGATAAAACGGTTGATGCCGTTATAGTGATTGCCAGTAGACATTGACACTGGGCGAGCGCCGCCAAGGTTGATCCACGGCTTTTGCCAGCAACCCAAGTCGACAGACTCTAACTGAGAGATAACGTGCTTGGTAATGGCCTCGTAAGCGTCAGCTTTCTTTTTCATGTTGAATCCCTCCTACAGGAAGCTGGCAACAGCGCCAGCGATGGGATCAAAGATACGCCCTTATTAAGCTAACGTCAACACTTCTGTTTACACTCTAATTCCAAGAAACCATGCGATATTCAGGGTCATTCTGGAATTTTTTTAACTCCTCACGATAGTGTTTGGCTATTTCTTTTCGCAGTGCGTCTGTTGTCTTCATAATGCCCTGAGACTTTTCCCTCAAAATTGCCATGTGCCCCTCACCCAGCGTGGACTCTAGCCAATCATGAAACGCGACTGGGTTTTCTGTGAAATAGCGATGACTCGAATGGGTGAGCGTCACTGCATTATCAAAACTCCACCGGAGAATTTTCGCTCGGCGTCCATAAATGTGAGCGCACTCTAAAGCATCCTCTCTCCCCGTATGCAGACACCTGCCGTCTCTAGCTCGCACTGCCTTGCTAAACCAAATGTCTGCCGTGTCTCTTTTTACTGCCATCAGTGAAAATCCAAGTCCCTGTCCGGAGTAAAAACAATCGCGCTTATCTCTTCCAACTCGGTGTTGTAACAAGTCATCCACAAGTCAAAAAACTCATCTAAAGGCATCTTAATTGTCAAACCCTCGGGGAAGGTGTCGGTGTAAACATCTGTCTGTTTCGGGTTTGTCTGGTTTGTAGTTGCACCCCCGACTGTTGCAGTCAGCAACAACGCCTCTCCCTTCGGTAAATCAACTTTAAATACAGGAATCATACTCTCGGCCTCACGGTAACTCTGGCAACTTCGCCAGCAGTTTTGTCATAAGTGATTGCTTTTGCCCCCCTGCGGGACACCCAACCCCCCCTTGCGGCGTAAGCATCCCTTCCGCTCAGTGTTGGGTGCATCTCTGCAATTGCCCCGCCGTCTTCAATTAATCTTTCATGGTGATAGTGCCCGGTGTGGATGTAGGTGTAACTCGCTTTACCCCACATCTCTCTAAAGCGCGGCTCACTTGCAAACAATTTATGCAATTGCGCGAGCTTTACTTTGTGACCATGATGAAAGCCCAGCATCGTCTCGCCATGAAGATAAGCATAATATGGGAAGTCGTTGTCGATCACTGCCAAACGAGGCTCATCGCCGAACATGTGCTTAATGTGCTTGCGCAACCAAATGCTACCTGAGATGTCATGGTTGCCCTCTGCCGATACCACAATCACCTCATCGAATTTCCGGAGCATCATCATCACCGCCTCAGTCATCACAGACATCGCCATTTCTACCAGCTTTCCGTAGCGGGTGTCCGCGTCCAATATGTGACCGGACTGCGGCGTAACGCTGAGAATCCCATCCCAATGCAGAAAATCGCCTAACTGGCAAAGCACTCCCGTCTTAGCCCTCGGGGCTGACTTGATCATGTCATTGATTGAGTTGAGGAACACATCTCTCGCTATGCCTACATCCCAGTCATCGCCTGTCTCCGCCTCGTAAGCGTACATCCCCAGATGAAAGTCAGTGATCGTCAGTAGTGTCAACAAGTTCTCATCGCATGACTTCGGCGGCTGAGTTGGCTTAAACTTTTTTAAGTTTTCTTGCGCAGACTCTAGTCGCTCTATCAAAATTTCAAACTGTCGTTTTTCGTCGGTTTGCGACTTTACCCACTGCCGGACTGGGTTGCCGTCTTCGTCATAAAACGTCGACACCCCTTTAATCTTGTGGCCGTCCGGTACAGGGTTTTTCCAATCGTGGTCTGGGCTGTAACCCCTATGGGCCGCTTTACCCTTTACGACTTGAATGTGATCCCGCACGGTACTGCGAGACATATTGAGTTTCTTGGCGGCTTGGTACTGAGACAGACCCTGTACGTGGGTTAGCTCAATCACCAGCAATTGTTTTTCTGTGTCGCAAAACTGCAATAATGGATGCTCCATATTAGCCCCCTTTTAGTTCCATATACTCCGATTCTTGCGGACATGAAAGCCTGCATCCATGATCCAAGCCCCAAGCCATAACCTGATCCATAAAGTCCAACATCTCACCCCGATCCAGTCCACTTGTCTCTCGCACTTGGTCAGGAATTACAGTCTTGCCTATTATCCTATTTTCTGTGCCCAAAAACTTGTACTTTAGCAACTCCTTCATTTTTGCTTCTGTAATGTCAGCGCCGCGAGACGCAAAATGTTCTGCCATCTCCCTGCACCAAACGTGAAACAAGGCGTTCTGAGAAAGAGAGCGGCGGTCAACATACCGCTTTACTTTCCACTCTACGGGATGCTCCCAATTCCATTCGCTCTCCAAATAATCAGCGAAATAATCTAGGCGCTGGCGTAGTTGATTTTTGTCTTTGACTATCCAGAACTCACCCATCGCAATGCTCCGGTGTTAATTCTGGCAGATCGGTTGCGGGCCTATTGCTACTGGTTTGCTCTCTTGTTCTAAAAAATCCCTCCGCCTCGGGGAACTTCCTCATATACGCCCGCGCATAAAACGGCCTGTAGTTGTTGTTCAACTTAAACATTGTAACGCCGTCTCCACCAATATCTTTTTCCCACCGGATGCGCTCAAATATTGCGTACACTGAATAGTTCTTGAACCCCCGACTGCGGATGTCTGCCGCAAATTGGACAAACATATCCCACACTTCCGGATGCTTTTCGTGAAACGCTCTCACCTGCTCGCGCATCTCATCAAGCCGTGTCTTTTCCATGACGCCTCCTCGGTATGTCTACCCTAATGCTCGCCGCATTTTCTTTTCTCTTGAAGGTCTGCCCCGGCCCCTCAAACAGAGAAAGGGTTCCTTCAAACGAATGGTGTCTTTGCTTCGCTACTATTAACTTGAAATCAAAGCCCTTTTCTATCTCGCTGTTTTCTCTATCTGTCAGCGGTATCGACTCCTCCATCTTTTTCTTTGCCCGCACCCTCAGCTTGTTGTGCCACGCTATCAATAACAAGTGAGCCTGATCAGTAATCGTCGACCCGCCCCTCACATCAAAACGTGTCGGCACATACTCATCGCCGCCGTGTTGCGGCTTCCGAACATGATGTACAACGATAATGTGAATCCTGAGCGCATCAGCCAAAGCAATAAGTTGATTAAAAAACAACCGCTCCTTTTCTGTGTCCTCCGTCACCGACATAAACTGCAAGTTATCCAAAGCGACAACATCGCACCCCCGCTTCGCCATCGCGGCAATGCACCCCAGCGCCTGAATCGGGCGCACTGAACCTATCGCCCTGTACCACCAGATACGATCTCTAGCCCACTCGGCAAAGTCTTCCGCGAACCCCCGTGCAACCGAATCAACTGCCGCCGCCTGCTTGCACATGAGCTTTGCCGTGTCAGTCAGACGCATCTCAAACGACGCCAGACCTACCTTGTGATCCTTCGCGCAATGCACAAGCACCTGCGATAACAGCGTTGACTTTTTGTGTCCATTAATCCCAGCCAGCACCGTCACCTCCGACTTGCGCAAACGCACCAAGTCTTCAGTGTTGGGAAACGGTAATGGGATGCCGTGAGCCTCTTGCGACTCCTCAATCGATTGCAGGAACTCATCTTTAAATGCGTCAATGCCTACAACGTCAACATCCTCCACCTGCGCATAAATCTTTTGCAGGTCTTTGTCAGTAAAGTCCTCTACCTCGCGCCTCGGTATCTGATTCATCGCACATACTCCTCATTACCAGATTGACCCTGCTCTTTGCTGTTCCAGTTTGCTAGCGCGGCCTGCCACGACTTCATCGGGTTCTTGCCAACCCTCCAGCCATTTGACTCATAGTAATTATAGAAGCGAGCCGCAATTCTGCCGGGGTAGTTCATCTCCCGACACCTAGCCTTCACCATATCTAGCGCGGGCTTCTTCATCCCTTTCTGTTCTATTCTCTTCTTTTCTATTCTATTAGGAGGGACTTTATCCGGAGTGTGTCCGGAGTTTGTCGGGACACTGTTAGTGTTGCGCATCAACTTGAGAGTGTACTCATCTGAACGGCCTGCCATTTTCAGACAGGTTATTCTGCCTTCAGCGTTCTCAAAAAGACCTAGCTCGCACATGAACCTCATCATCTCTTCGATAACGTCACGGTGAATGTTTACCTCTGCCGCGATAAGCTCCGCGTCCTCTTCAAGCTCAAATGTCAGGTTGTGCGGCTCTACTGTCCTTGCCACACACTCCAGCAAATACCAGTAGACACCGTAACCCTCCATCCCATACTTGAGGCGCAACCGCTTCAGCTTCGCGTCAATGCTTGCGTTTGAATCGTGCTTAAACCACTTCACTCTGAACCCCCAGAATTTTGCTTAACTTTGTCGACAAAGCCGTTGCGCTTGCCGCCTCTTTTGAGCGCGTCAGCATACGCCTTCTTGTCGGCTTCTGTCAGGCGCTTTCCTGACTCCCGAGCGTACTCCCCAAGCTCCACGATAAAATCGTCCACAGACTCTCTCCCCGCCCTTCTCATAGGCGCTGGATAGTGCTGTGATGTCTCTGGAAATAGCGTCGACCAGTCAAGCCCGACAGCCGTGATAACGTCTAAGGCCGAGCAACCAGACCAGCACTTTAATAGCACCTTCCCGTCTGGCATCTCATCTACCGCCAGTGATGGACTGAGATCATTATGCGCAGGGCAAACCGCAATCCATTTCCCCTCTCCTAGTTGCTTGTATTTTTCTAACCTATCAAGCAATTCCTGTGCCGCCATTGAATCCTCCTGTATAATGGCAAGGGAACTCCCCATGAGTCCTTGCCCAGTTACGCTGGGCTTTTTTTATTCCTCGCGCATGAACTCGGATACTTTCATATCCAAAGCCTCGCAAGCCCTAACCACAGTTGTCAGCTTCAGGTCATCCTGCATCCGCCACCTGTGAATCTGTTGAGGCGCTTTCTCCAAACGCCTCGCCAACTCAGCAGAAGTTATCCCCCTGCTCTCTTGTGCTTCTTTAAGAAGCGTACCTGCATTAATCAAAACGGAATGTCCTCTTCATCAGTTGCCAATTTCTGTTGCGCCTGCGGCTTAGGGGAGTCGCCTTTTGAGTACGGCTCCTGAATCTCTAGGCCAAGATACTTCTTTCCATTCTTGTCCTCATTGAGCCACGCTGACACCTCAAGTTGCTGTCCCTCCCAGCAGAAGCCACCCCGATAGTCAGGGTGCTTATCCTGCTCCTTATACTGGTTACGATGCAGAGCGCCTTTACTTTCTTTGTGCTGGTAATCATTTGCCACGGTTGATCTCCTTTCTAGCTTGGTTGCTTTCATTGGTTCTAAAATACTGCCTTTCAGCAGTCGTGAAGATGCCTCCCTTCGTTGTTGCCAATCCAAACAGAAGCACTTTTTCTTCGTTACTAAACTCCTCATGCAGTTGGTTGGCGTAAGTAATATCATCCTCCTCTATCGCTTTCTTGATCTCTCCAACGGCCCTCCAGTTTTCGCGGACAAACTCTACATGAGCCATCAGTGCCTTGCCCGCTTTAGTTAAGTCTTCGATTCGCCCAGCCTCAGCCTTAAAGCTATCCGCCTCCTCTTCACTGTAAGCATCGCCGTGTATTCCTATTAGCTTCAGAATCACCCGATCCTTTGCCCGCTTCTCAGCCATCGCGCAGAAGTATTTGTTGTGGCTAGTGGCAGATGATGCCTCGCCAATAGACCACTCGCTAACATCACCTAACCGCCCGGTGACGCACACCGCCACAAAGTCAGGGCCAACCTCTAGCGGCTTAGGCTCATCAAAAGTAATACCCAACTCAGTAGCGATGCGCTCTAGTGCCTTATGCTTGATAGCGTAGGTTCCCTGCCTTACCTGCCAGCAGGCGTCTCTGGGGTCTTCACCCACATCAGTTAACAACTGTTTTAATTTATCGCTAATCACTGGACGCTCCTTAAATGGCTTACGTTGCCATTAGACTTTTGATCCCAATACTCCTCATCCTTTTGGCGTTGCTTCAGTCGAGCCAGCTTTGATAACGCTGGGTGACCGACGTAATCACAGATCATTGCCCGCGTCATCTTGTAAAGCCCGCCAGTTTCTTTTTCGTTAAACACTTCTTTCACCCACTGGAGGTTGTGAGCTTCATCAATCGGAAGGCTGATGTCATCTAGCCATTCAGGGTCAGTGTTCACAAAGTCGACAACAATCTCCGCTTTCAGCCATTCAGGCAACTCTCTAAAAATTACAGCCTTAATCGCGCCGTCTTGATGCTCCCAGCCGTCCGCGTTCAAATCCAGCACATCGATTAAATCACGCTTGTTCACTTAACATCTCCTTGGTGAGTATCGATCTCACTCTGCTTAAATGGTCTATCCCAAACTTGCGGCCTGCGGCGACACCGTAATGAAACGGCTTCGTGAACGCCTCATCTTTAGTGCTGTTCACGATGTCACGCGACTCATCGACCCCATCGTTCATAACGTCAATGGCAGTAGTCAGAACCGCCAGTGCCTCTTTGATTGCCTCCCTTCTTGAGTCATACATCATTTGCTCTTCTCCTCTGGCTGAACCGTCCATACGTTGGCTCGGACATACGCCAGCTTCCGGCAGGTGTGGCGGGCTAACAGCGCCCGCTCCTCCCTGTCTTCTGTGGAATACATATCGTCGACCAACTGACCGATGTCATTGAGGTTGTCGATAACCTCTTCATACACTTTGCGATGGAACCCCGGCTCCATTAAACGACCCTCCGCATATGCTTCGCGTTGACTCTCAGCAGGTGAAACATGAACTCCTTCTGCTTTACCTTAAAGGGGTAAACATCAGAGGCGTTAAGCTCCTCTAGCTGACGATTGAACTCAGCAAGTAGCTTTTGGTCTACATACGGGCCAAGCGTCTTCGGCTTGCCGTCTGCTGACTTGGTGTACTTGCGCTTCTTACGGGGTAGCTCCGCAGGAGCAACGATTGGGGTTTTAACAGAAATGTTATCCATGAGTTTTATCCTCTTTTTGATTTGAATGGTGTGAAGTACCGCTCTTGACTGAGAGGCATACGCTTTCGCTCGCCAGTAGCAAACCTGACGTGCATCCACTTGCGTCCGCGCTTCTCTATCCATGCGACCACTGAACCGTAGTCACCATGAAACCAGCAGGGCTGAAAGCCCCGATTGATAACCTTGCGATAAGTCCAAAAAAACTTTGGCTTGAGTGTGCTTGTCATATTTATCCCTCCTACAGGACAGAGCCATTTATTAGCTCATGGGACAAATATTAACACGACTACACTTATGATGTCAACCCTTTTGTGTTCTCGGGTTTTTGTTCGCTTAGATGTTTTGACTTCAGTATGACCAGATGGTGGGGCTAGGTAGCTCATCGCACCAGTCGAGATGAATGAACCTGCCTTCGCCTCTCTGGTTTATACCTATGCGGGGAACGTCATAGTACATCGCTACCTTTAGTAGCTTGTGCGCTTTCTCATGCGACACGGCAAGATCAACTGCCATGCCAAAGCTATGCGCACCTATGTGTCCTTTGTGCCTTTCGGCGGGGTGATCAAGACAACGGTATCCGCTAGTGACGATCAGCGGCTCTCCGTATGACATTCTTATTCTGTTTAACTTGGCGAGTGCGTCAGGGTCAAACTTGTAGACACCGCACCCACACTTACAGCGCAGTTCATCTTCTGAAAAATAATTCACTGCTGAGTCTTTCTAACCTGCGTGACAATCTTTTCGCCAGAGCGAGCGACAACATATCCGCCCAGTCCAATTTGCAGTAACGTCCACGCCTCGTCTCTCAGAGGATTGGGCAACCATCCTAAAGAGTCACCGACTGCCAGCGCCAAAAATGTCAGCATGGTGATCGGACGCCACGTTGCCGTGATCCAATGCTCCGACTTTGCTTCCGCCTGAACAATCCCGGCCTTGGCCTGTAGCGTATCTGACTCGTAATCAAAGACCCGTTGCATTGCCGCCGCTTGAACGTCAAGCAGGTGACCCTTAGCCTTTAGTCGCTCTTCGTCAGATGTGTGAAGCTCATCAATTAATTCTGCCGCAGGCTTAAACACCCCGGCGATTAATTCCATGACGCCCATCATTGGCTAATTAGCTCGCTCGCACGTTTCAGGTCACGCAGGTACGCTGACTTGCAATGCTCTTTCTCTGCCAACTTGAACAACAAATCAATCGTGACCCGCGCTGAGTTCCAGACCGGGTTAGCGCGGAGTCGATATGAGCGGCTACTTATTGACTCGTTTGGGTTCATGCCAAACAACAGGGTTACGTTAGCTAATTGGGAAGTTGCATCACCCACCCGGTAAACATAGCCCTTAAACGACTCGCCAGCCTCAGACATTACCTTCGCCACAACCTCAAAATCTTTTTGCCGATCCATAATTACCTCATCATGTACACGGCGATAGAAACAATCGCGGAAATCGCAACCCAAAAAAATCGCTCCGTAGCTTTAACGGTCTGAGCATTTTTATTGATCGTTTCTTTCGCCTTATCAACGTCAGTCTCAATCAAATCCATCCTGTACTCAAGGCGGTCAACCCGCTTGTTAGATGAATATACTTTTTCTTCTACCCTTGCGATGGCGCTTACCGCCTCTGTCAGCTTGTCTAACTTTACTTCAAGCCGATCTAACCGCGTCAGGAATACCTCTTCCTGTGCCATCACCGCTACCCCTTATGGCGAACAATTTACAGATGCAGAGCCATCCGCGTTAGTTGTTACGTCACAGATCACTTGAGGAACATTCTCCATGATCTCAGCGATGGCGGCAGTGTACTCAGCCCATACACCGTCCAAAAGAGCGTTGTTCCCATTGTCCAGTGACAGCAAAGTTCCAAACCCCACGGTGCTGACATCTGCTATCCCCTCAATTCCAGCCAGACCCATATTTACTACACCGTTGATTCCCGCCTCACCCAGCGTAACATTAGAATCAAAGCCAGCCGCACCCAGACTAACCGCACCATCAATACCAGCAGTGCCCAGCGTTACCATGCCGTCAACGAATGGCGTGTAGTCGACGTTACCCAAGGCTGAGTAGCCAGCGGATGCCGTGTCCACAAATGCACCGTACAGCGCCTGATTATCTTTAGACTCTGCGGCAACTCTAGCAAGTTCTGCTTTGCTGTTATACCGCGCCATCGTTTTAGCTGAGTCAGCCTGCATCCACATCATGCCCAGAGACGTTACGGGCGATGCCAAGACTGACGCCCACTGAATTGCCTCTGACTGCTGAGGCATCGGCTGGATTGTAGAAGTTTGAGTTAAAGCCAGCGCCATGACAGCCGCACTTGCGGCTTGACCATCACCGCTAGCGGCGATCTTAGATAGTGCTTCAAACTTAGATTGTGCGGCGGCGGAGTTAGCTTCTGCCGCCCTTTGTACCGCCTCGTAATACTGAGTGTTGCTTGATGCGCAACCTGCAACAAGCACCACACATAAAATGCTTAGGATAGCCTTCATTTCTTACCCCCACGCTGTTTTGCTAAGTATGTTTTGTATGTCCGCATTGCGGCAGTGCGGCTTTTGTACATCGCCCTCCCGCCACCTACTCGGTACTTCCCATTAGGAGCCCTAGAGACTGGCATCAGATTTTGCCCTCGACAATCCTCAACTTTTTAAAGTCAGGATCATTCAGTTTTTTTAGGATTAGCTTCTTGCGACCTTCTGCATCATCCCAAGAGATTCCTTCTTCTTTCATCCATTGGGACAAAACGTGCATTGGGATTGAGCCAACACACCAAGAGTCATTTGTCTTTCCAAGACCCTGAGATCGCAGTGCTTGGTTTCTCTCAAGATACGCGCTGTTATCGTACTCTTTTAAGATCCCAAACTTCGATCCGTCAAGATCAACAAACTTTTCTTTAGTCTTCATTTTAGCCTCAAGAAAAGGGGGCCGGAGCCCCCTGTCTTACTTAGGAGGTGGAGCAATCAAACACAGCACCAGACGCAAGCTCATTCTTACAGATAAGCGTCAGTTCCGTGGTCACCTGTCGGGTGGTTGCATCGCCAGTTTTGGCAAGAGCCACATTCTTGGTGGGTCGCAAAACGCCAACGCACCACATGTCATCCTGCATAACAAACACATCTTTGCTACGGTTCTCGCGTGAGGGTACAAACTCTACAGTACCCCAAGGAGTAACGTAAACGTCCATGTGCTTGATCACACGCTCATCTTCAGCGCGGATGGTGCTTCGCTGGTTGTTGTTACCAGTGAAACCCAGTGCCACGTTCATCTGAAACGCTGACAGGTAAACAGAATCTGGCTTGCCGCCTGACTCCCAGATTGACTGCATGACGTTATCAAAGCGAGCTTGAGAGAACGCCGCCGCAGTGCCGTCAGTTCGAGCGTCCGTGCCATCGCCAGTAGCGACAGTAGCGTCACTAGCTTCGTCGATGTTGGTTACGATCCAAGAAGGAGCGCCTGCCAACTCACGGGCCGCACTTGAGCTACCAGCTACACGGGCATTGTTGTCAAACAGTGCCTTTTCAATGTCCAGCTTTTGCTCTTTTGCGGTCTTCAAGACTTGATAGGCAACTTCTTTTGCGCGGCCCGCTTTTGCCAGCCCCTCATCAGTATCAGGGATGACTACTGCGTTCTTGAAAATCTGGGTGTAGTTGCCCAGACGAGTTGTAGCGGTACGGGCATCAGCGGATGTTGCATCGCCTTCGATGTGCGCATTAGTGGTTGAGGAGCGCAGTGCGTCCGTCTGCCACTCATGCAGAGTGTTAGCGGCTTTTACCTTGCCGCACTTTGAATAGAACGGGGTTTCTTCGGGCGACACATCATAGATGACATCTTCCAAATCTTCCCGAATACCAACAGCATCGTAGCTGTCAAACGTGTTAGTGGCCTGTGCCATGTCTAGTTACCTCATTGTTTAAGGATTAAATCAAGCGCATCCTCTACCCTTCCGGAGCGCCTCAGTTTCGATCTAGTTTGCTTAGTTGCTTGAGATTTGGATGCTGTTTTCTTGGCTCCAGCCTTTACTACTCGCTTCGCCTTTGGCTTCGCTTTTCGCTCTGCTTGCTGTTTGCCAGACTTTAACTCCTGATACTTGATCGCGTCATGCAGGACTCGGATTGCCCGGTGATCCATGACAGCCGCAATCTCTCCCGGCTCATACCCATAAATCTCTTGGCCCATCGTTACCAAACGGTCACGGGCCTGAGAGGCTTGATCGGGATTCGCAAACTCAGGAACTAGAGTCTTCAGCGTCTCCATCTCTCGCTCTAAATAAGCGCGTTGGGCTTGCACAGTCGCTTGTGACTGTTGCTCTGCCAACTGCTGAAACTCTGACATTTTGCCATCGTACTCAGCTTTGTCCTCATCGTACTTCAGCTTGGCTTCCATAAAACCTATGGGGTCAGACTCAAACTGCTCTCGATTTGGTTCACTTGGCGGTCGCGGCAGTCCGCTGTCAGAGACAGCCATCTGGTACGCTTCCGTTATTTTTTGACGCTCACCCATCAAGGCATGAAAGACTTCTTCGGCTTGCTTTTTAAGCTGGGCCGCATCCTGCATACCTTTTTGGACATACTTCTGACCGCTGTATCCTCGCTTGAGGTCTTCTATGCTTACCTGCTCTTCCGTTCCGTCAACTTTGACGGTGAATAATTCAGGGGCTTCGTCCTCCGCTTCTTCAGCGTCTTCGTATTCCTCTTCTACGTCTTCTTCACTATCATCACTGGCCTCGACTTCTTCAACTTCAGATTCCTCTTCGGCTTCTTCGGCGTCTGCCTCAGCGGCGACCTCTTCTACCTCTGGCTCCTCTGGTCTTAGTAATCCGGTCAGTGCAGATTCTATAGTCCCATCGAATGTCACTTCTTGGTCAGTCGTTTCCACGGTGCTAAACCTCTCTCTTGTTGCTTATCAAAAATCGCCTCATCTGAAAGAATGGTGGACATCCGATCTTCGATCTTCTCCAGCGCACAAACAATGTGGTGCGCTTCCATCCGTTCCTCTTCTGAGGAGTGCGGATTAAGGAAGACAGTTACCTGCTCTCCCCTAACATCTTCAACAAGACCCTTAAATGTCTCATCGTCCCGCAGGCGTCTAATCCCTGCGGCTTTGTCTTTTATGTTCATCTAGGCGCGTTCTGCATCTGCTTAATGCGCTCGACATCGACTGAAGTGCCGTACTTGCCAATAATCTCTGCGGCACTAACGAGCAGGTCTTGATCCATCTTGTCTCTAGCCAAATCATCGTCTGCCGCCGCCCTAGCGGAATCCAACTGCAACTTAAACTGATCTTTTTGCGCCTGCATTTGAATCTTAGCCATGTCAGTTTGCGCTTTGGCTTGAGTTTTCATTGTCTCAGCTTGCAGGTATGCCTGAGCCTGCGCGTCTTGCGGCTGTCCCTGCTGTTGCTGTGCCTGCTGGGCCTGCTGGGCAAGCATTTGCTCTCTCTGCTGATCCATCGGCATAAAGTAGCGGTTGGCGTTTCTAATTCCATTCAGTGCGAGCATGTCGGATAGCGTGTTCCTGATTTGAGTCAACGACACCATGCCATTCGATAGACCAAAATTTTGAATAATCTGCGTCTGAATCTGGAAAGCTGAAGACAGCGCCGCCAGCTTTTGCTCTTCGCGCCCAGTACCCAGCCCTACATTTACAGTAACGTCCATGCCCGTATTCCAAGAGCGGGGATCAATAGGCTGATAGTTCTGACCGGAGAGGCGCATCATCTGCTCCTCTTCTACGTTCTCTACCATCACCTTTAGCATCAGCTTAAACATCTGACGCATACCGCCTTCCGCTAGGTTGCGGGCCATGACTTCGATCTGACCAGCCTGCGCCTGTACGGTGGCGTTAACTGCCGCCGCTGTAGTCGACTGAAGCGCGTCAGGAGAAAGACCAGTAGACGCCTTGGTGACGCCTGTCTTGCCTTCAATCTCTTGATCCATGTACTGGAGTGCCGTCAACGTCTGACCAGCGACAAACGGAACAGCCTGTGGGACTACGGCTCCTGTCTGTTTAACGCGGATGATGCCACCAATTTCATTATTCAAAAGGTCTTGGATATTGACCGCCGAATCTAAGACTTCCAGACGCGGCGAATTGGTAAGGGCTACATTGTCGAGTACCCCTCGGAGCATCGCGGTAGAAGCATCCTGATCATTAATAATCAGGTCAGCAACTGACCGCCCGTAGAAGGTATGCGGCTCTGGATCTACTTCAAATACTGAAAACGGGATATGCCCACATGGCTCATATGAAAGCAGTTTGTAGCCATTACCGCCCATTAAGACTTTATGAGGTTGCGGGATGCCAGTGCCGTTAACATCTATATCCATGTACACCTCAGTGACAGCAACAAGCCGCATTGAGGGGTCTTTAATATCCTCTTCTTGATAGTCTTCTTCATATCCTCTGCGCTCAAACTCCTCTACCTCGGAGAATGTGTCAGAGTGCTGAAGACCAGACAAGTCTTTAACCTCTTCATAGTCAAAGCCCATCTCAATAAGCTCACCAATCCGCATATCGGTGCGGTGCGCAACGCAGTACGCCTCCTCCAGACTGCGAGCGTTTCGGTCTACAAAAAACTCTTCTGGGGGTACTGACTCAATGCACAGCTTCCCCTCTTCGCGGGTCTTTGCCACCTTTAGGTTGTATGAAGCAGGCTCAACCTCTAGCCCGCTCATGGGGTCTAGCTGGGCCTCACCAACTATCTCCTGCTCAATGATCTCAATGTTGTCATCTTGCAGGATAATGCTGATTTCCATCTCGCTTACGTTTTGGAAATCGTAAACCTCTTGCTCTTCGTAAGTGTCCCAATACACCTTGGCGATGCCACACTTCTTAACCATCGCATCGTGGAAGCAGTCATTGAGTACGCGGTAGCCGTTATGCTCATTGAACACATAGTGCATATATTCAGTGGCTTGCTCTGCCAGAGGCACATCCTCTGGCCCGCGAGGCACATACTCAACTGGCTTGTCGGTGGACAAAAACACCCGCATCAGCGAGGGCTTGATAGCTCGGACGGTATCGCGCACTTTTGTAGCGACAACCTTGGATCGCCCCTCCTCTTCGCCGATATCAACTTCACCGTCAAAATAACGCTGGGCCTTAATTCGGTCTTCGGCAATTTCTGACTCGACAAAATCTACCGCATCCGATACTGCATCACGGGCGATGGATTCAATCTCTAACTCAGTCATCGGCTTGAGCATTACTCACGGCCCTCTTCGATTCTTTGTGCTGTTGGGCCTGCTTGAGATGCAACAATGCCTAGCAGGGTTCGCTTCTGATCACGAGAAAGCCCACGGTGCTGGTAGATAAGGCGAGCTACTCTTTGCTTGTTAGCGGGACTGGCAAGCAATGACCCCGTGGCAATCAGCAAGCCAGCAAGTTGCTCAAGCGACTCTCCGCCTAATGCAACGCTCGCACCTGCGGCTGTACCTATTGTTTGCTTCAAGCCTATTGTCTGGTTCTGGCTCAACCTGTTAACGGCGCGGGTTAGTGCCTCTTCGGCAGTCAACAGCTTAGAAATGTTTTTGCCAGTCGGCGCGTAATCGTCAACAGTTTCCCTAAGAGCCTCACGCGCACCAGATGCAACTTCTTCAGTGATCTGCTTGGCAATCGGTGGCTCGACGGTAGGCACACTGCTCCAGTTAATCTGCTTGTCTAGGTTTCTTCTAAGCTCCAGCACTTGGTTTGGCGTTAGCTCCCTTACAGGGCCAAGATCGCTCAACCAACTCATCGCGTAATCTTCTATGACTGCGGCGTGATCAGTTGCCAGAGGGTTTGTCTTAGGGTCACTCAACTGCTTGTGCAATCCCTTGAGCGGAATCAACACATCATTGATGGGGATCATCTTGCCAGACTGCTCTGCGACATTTACCAGACGCTCAAGCTCATCAGTGTTGGTGTCAATAATCTTGGTTAGCTTCACCAACCCTTCAGGGGTCAGGGGAACCTGCTCCTGCAACAGAGTGTCGATAACTTCTGACCTTACGCGGCGGTCACCCATTCTTGTGTGAGGAGACGTTCCCATCTTCAGGCCCGTTTCATACTCAGACTCTGGGAATGAGCGGATGCCGGGGATGTTAGAAAGCGCACCTAATCCACCAGTCACTGCCGCTGATACTGGGTCTACACCCTCAGCAATATCACCTATTCTTCGCACTACCTCTGCGCCGCCAGCGACAGTCGGCATTTTCGCGCTGGTAGCCGCCAGCTTAGTAAGTTTGCCAAGAGTTTTTACGGGTAAGCCAATAAGGGAGAAATCACTGGCGAACCCAACCGGATCGGTGTACGCCGTTCTCAGTGCGCTGTAGGGGCTACCGTATCTCTCATCATAAAACCCTTTAAGCGCCTCAAGCCCTTCTCCAGTAAACATCAGCTTCACGCCCTCAACCATGAGTTGCGGGTCTGTGAATACAGTCATCAAGTCTTTGCCATACTGGGCGGCAGACGGGCCTATGTTCCTCAAACTGCCTACGGTGGAGTATCGCTCTCGCGGCGCAGTGATTGCCAAGTTTGTTTTCGGTATAAACTCTACACCAAATTCTTGGTCAAGCTGGGCGATAAATTCAGCTTCAGTCATTATCGTTCTCTGCTGTTGTACGCATCAGCGTACTGCTGTGCCGCCTCTGGCGTTGGGAGAGGTTTTTGCTCGCCACTCGGAAGAGTTACAACATTGCCGCTAACCGTAGCCTGCTTTGCTTGCGGCTTGGTGTAAACCGGAGCCTCTACTGGCTGAAAGTTTCGCAGTCCCATGTCTTGAAGGTAATTGTAATTCCCTGACTGTAGGTTTGTGTTGTACTGATCAATCCCCCTGACAAGCGCCTTTCTTCTAATGTCAGTCAACTTGCGGATTGCCTCTGGTGTCATGGAGGTTGTACCAGTCATAACTGAGCGCAGGAACTCTCGCTCTGCTGGCGTATCCAAACCTCTCGCACCAATTCCCAGCGCGGCGATAGCGTCAAACACATCTGAACCCAGAAGCGCGTTAAGAAGCTGGGTATCTGTTGCTTGCCGGGCGGCTTCCTTGTCATTACCAAAGAAGTCCATAGCGCGAGCCATCTGCAACCTAAACTGATCAAACATACCAGTAATAGGCTGGCCTGAATCTAGCACTCGGTACACTTCATCCAAGTCTCGGATGCTTCCGACAGCTTTCTGGGCGGCTTCGATTTGCTTGTAGTCTTGCTCTGCAAACAGCCTGCCTGCCGCACCGTACATTGCCGCCTTACCCTTGTCGCCAATGTCAATGGTTGTCCCGCCAGAAGACAGAACACGATCTACGGCTTCTTCCATTGAAAGATTTGCATTAGACCCTCTAAGAAGCAATACCTTTTCCATGAAAGCAGATGGCTTTTGTGGCGCTCTAAACTGCGCGCCAATAGCGCCTTGAGTAAGCGCGGCGGCGAGCCGTGGTGACTTGATAAGTTGCGCGGCCTGAGATTCGTCAATTACCCCCTGACCTACTAGGTAATCAACATACTGCTTAGTCTCTTTTTCTGATGTTCGGCGCTTTCTAGACTCCGCAAGGTTAGCCATAGCCAACTGACTCATCGGGCCTTGCCCGCGCATTGTCATTCCGCCAAATCCAACAGCAAGCGTATTTGCTAGATCCGCCATCGATTGCCGGTCAGAAAAGAAATTACCCAAGCCGCTCATAAGACCTTGCGGCTCTTGCTGTGGTGCAATGTAATCAGGCGTAGCTGTTGTAATCGGCGCAGGCGTCATTCTAGGGCGGACTGCCGAACCCATCGCGGCCCCCGGTACGCCAGAGGGTGCAGGAGCCATTGGGTTCATGCCAATTCCGAGCAAGCCGGGGTATTTCGGGTATCCCATCATCTTAAAATACCTTGCTGTAGTCTACGCGGAGGTAGCCGTCATCGCCCCTAACTACGGCATCAGGCTTATGCTTTTTCAGTTCTTGAGCAATTACACCAAATGTCGGATGACTCGCAAAGCCGCCGCGTTTAGCTTTGTCATTCCAATCCCATGTGTACAGATTGATTCCGTCTGGCGTCTTTCCTGCTGGCTTAATGTTTTCCTTTAGGGCTATATCGGAGCCAGACATTAGGTATGACCCTAGCACTCCCGCACCAAGTCCAAGGTAATCAAACAATCCCGGCTGAGATGTTGATGTCTGCCCAGTAACGCCGGGGTACATTCCGCCAAGAGAGCCAAGGATGCCAAGGATGTCATTTGGCCTGTCAGTAAAGCCTTGGAACAGACCCTGAGCGGCGTCCATAATCGCTTGCTGTTGTGCCTGCTGTTGTGCACCAACTTGAGCCATGCCGCCTTGCATTGCCTGACCCTGACCAAAGCCAAGGTTTGACAAGTTACCCAACTGCTGTGCCGCGCTAAGTCCAAGCCCCGCTCCAGATAGTTGCGCCTGCTGATTGGCAAGCTGGGCTTTCAGCGCCATTGACGCATCCTGCTGTTGCAGTCCCATGCCTTGCAGGTACGCACCTTGGTTTGCCATTTGAGCTTGCAAGTCTGCCTGATTCTTTGCCTGCAACTGGTTGCCGTAAAACTGTTTTGCCTGCGCCTGCGCTTGCTGGTTTGCCAGTTGCGACTGCAAGTCTTGCGCCGCGCTAAACTCCCCGGCCCGGTTCAATGCCGAAATGTCCGACAGTGCGGCCTGCTGTGCGTTTTGGTATCCCTGTTGGCGCAATTGCGAGGTTACGTTCCCCACATTCTGCATGTAGTCCTTTGCTGTCTGCGCCTCCATTAGCGCATGACGCGAGCCACCAAATGCGCCTGCCGCGCCCGCCTGTGCAGAAGCAAGATTCTGTTGCATCTGCTGGGCATCACTAAGATCGCGGGTGACGTTACCAATTACTTGGCTTTCATACGGGTTCATATACGGGGATAAGTCTGTGCCAGCCAACTGCGCCGCATCATACCCCTGACCAGAAACATTCATTGGCGTATATTTATAGGCGTTATAGTTTTGTTTGATTTGAGGAGTTTGCAACCCATAAGTTGGGAGGCCGCTACTATAGTTAACTCTCATTGGCTGATAGCCAAGATACTGGGCGGTTCCCTGACCAGCCTGATTTAGCGCATTTGCAGACGCGCCAAAAATTCCGCCTTGGTTGTAATTAAAAGGCTGTCCAGTATTGTTTATTGGAAAAGCGTGTCCGCCACCTGAACTCATCGTATAAACCTCATTAAGCCCATCGGCAACGCGGGCGCTGGCCTACGGTAGATTCCTCGTGGAGAGCCACCTTGAGGTGCTTGAGGAAACTGAGGCATTTGAATTTCTGGATTAGTCGGCGGAAGCATCATGGAGGGAGGGCCACCCATCTGCATCCCCGGCATCTGCATATTCTGCATTGGCATTACGTTGTAAGGCGTCTGCATGGGCATAGCCTGCCCCACTTGAGGATTAAAGCCCTGCGGCACACCGCCGCCTTTTCCACCCATCATGATAAGAAACCTCCGCGCATATATCGCCGTGGGTCAATGCCAAAGTACTGGTATGGATTAACCGCCCCGCCGTAAGGTGTATTTGCGTAAACATTGCCCAAATAATCACCGTAGCCCTCTGTCTCTGGGTCTAACGGATTGCCGTCTTCATCGGTAATGTTGAAAAACTTTTCTTGCAGATTCTCCGGAAGGTATTCCATCTGCGGATAGTAGTAAGGCAGGTCTTGGTCTGGGCCTACAGGGAATAGAGAGCGGTACGTTTCCATGTAGTTAGGCGCAATCTCCTCAAGCGCCGCCAAGCTACGCATATACGTTTCCATTCCGGTATGACCAGCAAGCCCGTCTTCTTGCACATAGTCTGGGGTGACCATGCCTCCAGCTACCAATTCGCCAGCAGTGCCGGGGGCTATCAATCCGTAGGATTCCGCGCCTTTAGCCGCTGACATCATTGCCGCTTCTTGCATTGGGTTAAATGCCGCAACCTTCGGCCCTGCGTAAGGAGCGTATGGCATACCCGCTACGGTCTTGGCGGCATTGCGGTACATTGCAATGTCTTGAGCCTGACCGGGAAACAAGTCAACCTTACTGCTCTGTGATCCGCCTTTTCCGCCTGACATATTAAATATCTCTCACTAATGACCTGTACTGTTCTTTCCAGCCGTGACTTTTAAGTTCTCTAGCCCAGCCTGCGCGACCACATATCGTCATGCCGTCACACCCCAATTGTTTTGCAAACTCGCTTGCAGACTCATTCATTTCTACAATCGTGTCCTTGTTTCCCCCAGCCAAAAAAACGTGCAGTACTTTTTTCTTCGGATAGGTGATAACTTCTGTCACCGCACACGCATCATCAGCGGGCCAAAACTGCATATACCCAGACGATACGGCCTCGTAAATATCGCTAAAATCGTGCGTTTCCCCGCCGTGTTTTAAAGCCGCCTCTATCCACTCGCGGCAACGCTCCATCTCTTCACGTAAACCTTCCATATTATACCACCGCTACGGGACTACTTTTAGAAACCCGTTATCAATGTATAAATCGCCAGAAGTTAGACCAGATGAGCTATTTGGTAAAGTATTCCCCTTAGCCAGCACCACCTCTACAAACTCATTGCTCTTGGTTACTACTGGCACAGCGGATGAAGAATCCCAAGCAAACCTGCCGTCCTCATTCGCCGTATCGTACTGCGTCTTAAAGTTGATTTTTGGCTTTACCCTCATTAGGTAGTCAGCCAAGTCTTCGGCCCACGATTGATTGTCGCCTGCGTAAGGAGGAGGAGTCTCGCCGCTCATCTATATCCGCCCTCTTTCCCTCTCATTCGCAAAGCACCAAAACGCCAATTAGCTCCAACGTCGCCATCTACCCTTAGCCTTAGCTGACGCCCAGTAAACCTAACGTCAGTAGGGTTCGCTGGGGAATACGGACCATGAGTTGTTTCGGTGTCGTTAGGATAGAATCGAGTCTTAATTGTAATGTCCACCTCGCCCTGCGTGTCTTCTTCTGGAATCAAACTGTTAACTTTTACAACCTTGTTACCTTGATTGACCCTTACTGGCCCAGATTCTGCGAATGCTTTTGAGTTGCCGTGATTAAAGCCTTTATCATGCTCATACATTTCGCCAGTTGGCTCAATCCAGTGAGGGTGGGTGAACACGCCAGAGTCTGTTCCAGCAGAGCGGGCCAAGTCGCCAACAGACCAGTGATTCTCAAGGTAGTCATAGACAACGTACTTGTCGTTCTCTATCGATGTGCCAGACGGGTAGAACCACCACACTTCGTTGAACTTCTGATTTACAACACAGAACGCAGAGCCAATTTCCTCTTTATTGATGTTTTTAAAGATGTGGTCATGAACATCACACTGGATTGGCTGAACCGTTGATCCGTTGTACATAAAGAATTGGCTGTCGCCCATCCAAAACGCCATTCCTGAAATAGAGCCAGAGAGTAACGGGCCTGCAATACCGCAACCAGAAGCAAGTCGCTGAAATCCGTAAACAGTCGGCGGGCCTTGGTATGTTGCAACGTGCGCATCAAGAGTTGTTAGTATAAGAGTCCTGCCCCTGACCTTCTCTGCGCAAACAATGTTTCCGTTTGTTTGAAGAACGATATCGCCAGCTTCGTTAGTTGGCTGTGGACTCCAAGCGGTTATATCTTCCCTGTCACACCATTGAACTTTCCTCGGGTCGCCGCCAGCGCCCAAGGCAAACAAAAATCTTTCTGCCGTTACAATAATCGCCTTATTAGTAGAAGGTACTGATCCGGATGATGCCGTAATGGTTGTGGCAAGCCCTGATCTGTTCCATAAGTAAATAGTGCCGTCATTAGTGGCAAGACCCACCAAATCTTCGCCGTAGTTATCAAGAACCCAATTTGTCGCAGGCACTGTGCGGTTGTCAGACTGTCTAGCTGTTCCGTATGTACCCTCGCCATAGTCCTTCCCGCCATAGCCAAGGTTTTCATCTGCGTTCAGGTTGCCTGCGGTAAAGCCAGTTGGCGTAATATCGACAAACCCAGTCGCAGGATCACCTGCCCAAGCGTACAGCTTATCGAATGTGCCAGTAGCAATCCTTGGTATGCCGCCGTTGTCATACCAAGAGTGAGCGCCGCGAGCGATTCTTGTTGTGCTTTGATTTATTGAAACATTCTCTAGCTCATCCCAGCCGCCAATCGGATGCAATACACCATTAGTCCAGCGCACAAAGCTGGCATCATGCCATCTGCCCTCTGCTCTAGAGTCAGTGCCGTGATCTACGACACCGGGGGGGATGTTGAGAGTTATCGCGTCCATTACGACACCTTCGTTAGAGTGCAGTCACTAATAACTATGCCCCTGAAATTGCCGGGAACAGTTGGCGACTCTCGGGTTAAATACCACACCTGTATATGTATCCCTTTGTCATACCCTGACGGTATAGTGAAGTCCTCATCAACAGCGCCAACTTCAAGATAACTAGTTCTGGTGGTTGTTTCGGATACTACTAAATCTGCGCCACCGTTAGGATCGCTAAACCCAAAATCATCTGTGCTTTGCACCGTATCCAGCAATAGCACTCTATGCCACATAAATGCTTCTGTTCTATCACCAAAGGAGGTTCTGTCATCATCCCAGTACACTCCGCTTGTGATATTGAAAACGTCACCCACGTTGATTCGCGTTTGAGGGGTGTCTAAGATTGTTCTGCTTAACCTCACGCGAGCCGAACTATTGCCTGTATAGCTATCAGACTGAAGACAGCCAAGAGTGACGCCAGTGTTAGAACCTGTCGTGCGAGGAGCAGAAACTATTGAGCCGTTTTGAACGCCTCCTAGTTGAGGCCACGGGCCATCCCAGTTGGCAACATCACGCTCTGTGCTACTTAGGTCTTGCTGGAAGTAGACAGGCGAGCCTCCCCCAGAGCCAGAAACAAGCATATTGTGCCGCATTAAGAAGACGCCCCAATATATGAGCCGTAAAGCTGACCGCCTACATTCCACAAATGAATCCAGTTAGTAGCTGATGCATCTAACGTAGGCTCTGCACCACCAATCCATTGCATTGAGGGCCATGTAACAGAATCTGTGCCAACTGAAGTAATCCGGAGCGTGGCAAACTCGCCAGATGACAAGTTGCTGGCAATGGTAACGCTCCCCGTCATGCTAATTGTTTGGATCGTGCCGTTGTCTGGATCTACAGTCTGAGTGCCGCTAGTGCCAA